TCCTCCGCAACTATAGCATCTGCCTCCTTGACGAGATCCTCCATGTTGGCATCTGGCTTCTCCTTCTTAAGTCGCTCGAGCACCTCGGCTGGGTGGGAAACCGGGGCCTCGTCGGGCTTGGTGTAAAACTTGGAGTTGTCATCACCAGGTGCGAAGCCGGTCTTATCTCCCATAGCTTGCTTACGCTCATTAAACATTCGGGCAGCCTGAGCCTGATTCTCCTTGTAACCAGTCATAATCTCTTCAAGCTTCTCATTGGTATAATGAACATCCTCAATCTTCGAAGAATCAGGAGGGATTAGAAGCCATTTGTACATATCTACCACGTAAATATCAAAAGTTGGATCCTCCTTCTGAAGACGCTTTGCGTGGTTAGCAGCCTCATCGCGATTAGCAAAAGCTCCTCGGATTTTTATACCAAACTTGTCATTCTTCTGTGGGCACTCCGGGCCAACAATAGAAAGGCATGCGAAAACCTGACCAGGGACAGTAGTGTAATCTTGTTCAAGAGACATTATAATAATTGAATGCTTCTAAACTTTAAGCCCTAAGTAAACGACAATCTTAAAGATTATATTCATAAATTAAGAATGGAGGAAATTCGAAAGAATCACAACGATGCCAAGAGGGAACTCATTCAAAGTGTGACAAAGAGTGGTCATCACATCCTTGATGTTGGGTGTGGCTTTGGGGGTGATTTACAGAAATGGCATAAGTGTGGCGCCAATATAAACATGTGTGACCCAGAACCCTCAGCTCTCGTTGAAGCCAGGTCTAGGGCTAAGAACATGCACATGCGTGTAAACTTTTATGAGGGTGATATACACAACTGTCCAAAACGAAAATTTGATGTTGTCTGTTTCAACTTTTCACTCCACTATATCTTCGCCACAAGAGATCTCTTCTTCAGTTCCATATATGAGATTAAGAAGCGCGTAAAACCAGGTGGACTTTTGATTGGTATTATCCCAGATTCGGAAAAGATCATCTTCAAGACACCGCTTCAGGATGATATGGGGAACTTCTTCAAACTCAAGGATCATGGGAATGGTGGGTTTGGGGAGAAGCTTTTTGTACACCTGACTGATACTCCGTACTACGCAGAGGGTCCAAAGGCTGAACCAGTCGGGTACAAAGATCTTTTGGTGACCCATCTGGAGGAGCTTGGTTTCAAATTACAACTTTGGGAGGGTCTCCAAGGTAACCCAATCTCAGAGTTGTACAGTAAATTTATCTTTGCTTATAACAGATGATACCTTTTATCGTATTGATCGTGATCAACCTAATCATACTTTTCATGATCCGTGAACCAGAGAACTTCACTGAAGTGAAGAGGAGGTATCGTGTTCTCAGAGAACACATCAAGAAAACGAACAATGAGAAGTTTAGTATGTTGGTAGACCCCATACCCTTGACGGCGCTTAAGATGATGTACGGGACAGTGGGCTACAATGTTAACAAGGGGGCTGACATAACTATATGTATAGATGGTGATGTCAATGAGATTATGCACGTTTTAATTCACGAGCTTGCTCACAGTACGGTACCTGAATGGACCCATTCCGAGAACTTCTGGAACAACTTTATGGAGTTGAGAGGGATATGTGAATCTATAGGGATTTACAATAGATTACCAGACAAGACCAAATTCTGTGGTCAATACATTCAGGATAAATAAAATCTCGTAATATGATAAATGCAAACTCCTGTTAATGATCTCTTAGCAGCGATTTTTTCTTGGGTTGTGTTCTACGCCGTTACACAAGTCCCCAAGCACACTGATAACTACTACACTAACCTCATCTTCTTAACTGTTATCATTCCTAACGCCGCTCGCGCCATCGTCGGTGACATTCCCCGTCTTGCAGTCGATCGCTCTTTCTTTGCCATGACGACCCTTTTCGCGCTCATCATCACCTTCGCTATTAACGAATGGTGGAAGCGCTCCAAGGATACCGTAAGGAATTTTCATAAGAGCGATAGAAGGAAGCATTTGGAGTTAAACGCTGTTTTAGCTGGTGCTTTCATTGGTGGTGCTTTAATCACCTACTTCACTGGCATAGATAACTCGATCTATAACAACATGATGCAGGCTTAAGCCTTGATGATGTAGCTCTTCGCAAAGAAGAAGATAATAGCAGCCACAGCGCCAGTAGTGGCTAAACCAACCATACTTCTACCCCCTTGTTCGTTAAGGAACTTGGGGATAGAAGTCGCAAGACGATCCTGAATAGGCTTGCTGACAGCAATGGCGGTACAAGCAGCTACAATGAGGGCAGTAAGCTGATCATCGGTGAGGTTGAGAGGATTTTTGCTCTCAGGAGCCTCCTCCTTAGTCTTGTTGGGGGAGGGATAAGCAGCTTGAGGTTGAGCAGCAACCATTTGGGGCATAACACCCTGTACCCTGGGATCCTCAGTAAGCGCGGGGGGCTCCATCATCATAACGTCATTAATAGGAGTAGAGTCCATAGTGTCTTTATTTGTACTCATATTTTTTTCAGGTGGTTTAAACGCTGTAGAAGGTTTATCTTGTGTCTGTAATGGCACCATACCCTCGCCATCATCAAATAGGTTCATAGTGGGGACGTGTTCAGAAGCCATGTTAATATATTCCTATGTTTTCTTAAAGTTCTAGTGACGCGCCTATTTCTTTTTAGTAATCGTGAGTTTGGTTTTCTTCGTTGCCTTTTTGGCGTCCTGCTCCGTTTGATTAACGTGTTTTGGATTGTACATCTTCTTATGCATACTCCACAATTGAGGACTACCAACTTTGAAACCCTTCCTAACAGTTGCTTTGTACCAAAATACACAATCCTGGATCTTGTTAGACTTTACTGTATTGTCTAACACGAGGCACTCATAATTTTCAGTACAGGCATCCATTACCTTACAGAACATGTCAAACGAGGGGAATATTCCAAAAAAGGATTTGTAAAGTTTCTCTCTATTTTGAATGATATTCTCTCTCAAGATGAAAACATAATCAACATTCGCACGAAGTGCTGGGGGTAAGTCCATAACATATTGCATAGTCAACATAAAGAAGATTTTCCAATGTCTTCCATTCATGAAGCACTGACGTATACAGGTATCTTTAAGGAACTTTGAGTCATACATACAGTCGTCTAAAAGCATGAAGGCGCCACAGTTAGTTTTACCCGCACCGACCAACTTTCTCTGCCGAGACATAACTCTTTCTATTGCCTCTCTATCGTAGTCACCATAAATGAATAAATCTGGGATAAAGTCTGAATAAAAATGGTTACCCTCTTCTGTTCCAGACAGCACTATTCCCGCCGGGAGGTGTTTCTTATGGAACATAATATCTTTGACGAGAGTTGATTTACCTGTGTTACGTTTCCCAATGAACACACAAACCCGGTCATCACTAATTGTCTCAGGTTTGAACTTCCTCAACTGAAGATTCATTCTATTATAGCGTTTCGTTTTATTTACCAAAATTTTACTCATATACAGTAGGAATGGCTGGTCGGTTAAGACTTGCTACAACAGGAATCCAAGATCAGTGGTTAACTGGTGAACCACAATTTTCATATTTCCTGATGAATTTTAAGAGACATACCAAGTTTTCCTTTGACTATGTAGAGAGTCAGTTTGATGGGAAAATAGATTTTGGTAGTCTTCTCACGTGTAGGGTTCCTAATGACAAGGGAGATCTCATAAAGAATTTCAACCTTAAGGTTACTCTCACAAATCCAAATCCTAGTACCAATGTGTGGTCTAAATCAATCATAACACATATGATTGACTATGCAGAGCTTGTAATTGGTGGACAAATTGTACAAAAGATTACAGGGGAGTACATTTATATGTATCAACAGCTTCATAGTACAAATGATGATATTGAACAGACTTTGTACTTCTTAAATGGACATGGTAATATACTTGCATATACCGGTGAGTACTCATACTTTTTAGACTTGCCATTCTATTTCTATAGAAACCCTAGTCTATCTATACCAACGTGTGCCCTTACTAAACAGATCGTAGAGATTAGAATCAAGACGAGACCACTGAGGGAACTTATTCATTACGGTGCACCCGAAACCATAAACGCTTCTATAAAGAAGTTTGCACTTGATACGGAATTTGTCTACTTAACTGATGATGAGAAGGGGTTTCTGGTATCTAGACCAATTGACTATGTCATCACCCAACTTCAAATTGCCAAGTTCAAAATGAACCCCGGTGAAAATAAAAAGTCTGTGATGTTGAAGTTTTCACACCCAGTAAAAGAACTCTTCTTTGTATCACAGTCAGAGGATTCAGTCCAAAATAACTACCCAAATCAGTATAACACTATTACTAACGCTGAACTTCGATTCAATAATGAAGTCGTCTTCAATAGGAATAACCTATTCCTGACGTACGAACAACCTCTCAAACATCACATAAACGCTCCACAAGCGTCTAGCACCTCTAAATTTGGTATGTATTCCTTCTCCTTACAACCAGAGATGTACTATCCAACTGGGCAAGTGAACATGAGTCGCATAGCTCACAAACTGTTTACAATTGAGATTGATCCATTAACCACAACGGACTACAATAACACGCGGGTGTACGCTATAAATTACAACGTACTCAGGTTTGAGAGTGGTTTAGCCGGTTTAAAATTTTAGGTAGTTATATTAGTAATGGCTGGTAGAATACAGATGCTAACGTCTGGATCCCAAGACAGGTATTTCACGAGGAATCCAGACTACAGTCATTTTGTGGAAGCTTTTAAGAAGCACGCAAATTTTTCTACACAGTACGATGATTTAGATCCAGAAAATGAAGCAGATTTTGGGAAAAAGATTAAGTTCAAGATTCCCCAAAATCAAGGTGATCTATTGAAAACCTTGAGTGTGAAAATGACTCTACCAGAAATTCCAGGTAGCCCTGTATACGTAGAATCGGTTGGCCACGCCATAATTGATCATGTAGATCTGATCATAGGTGGTACCATAGTTCAAAGGCTTTATAGTGATTATCTCCAAATATACTCAGAGCATAATGTTACACAAACAAAACAAAAGGCGCTGGAACAACTCATTGGAAAGTATTCACTTAGAACAAGTGATAAACTTGTTGGTGAGGTAGTTACAGGTGGTGGAATACCCAACAGAGGTATAATCATAACGGGTACACTCGGAGCCAACTCAGATGAAAACTTCTTCGTTGATCTACCCTTCTACTTTTACAAACACCCTGAACTCGCTATACCTCTATGTGCTATTAACAAACAGGAAGTTGAAGTTGAGATTACACTTAGAAAACCAGAGGAAATCATGGTTGATATTGATGGTAGTCGTGTTACGTCACCCCCTAATATACATATTAAGGATTTTAAACTCTCTACAGAGGTTGTATTTTTAGACAAAAATGAAAGATCCAAGATGCAGAAGATGAAGAAAGACTACATCATAACACAGGTACAACAGAATGTATTTGATGTGGGTGTAGGTATTAAGGAGGGAACGTTCAAACTTGACTTTAGAAATCCAGTCAAAGAACTCTATTTTGTAATTCAAAGACAGGGTACTAGGGGTGATGGTGTATCACATGGTAATTTTGTAACACCATTTGATTACGATAATACAGCTCTCACAGCTGACAACAAACGTATTCTTTATGAAAACCTGAATTACCTTACACTACAATTTGATGGGCAAGACATTATTACACAGGAGACTGGTACCGTTCTCTTCCTAAAAGCTGTACAGGCAGCTATACATCACTCCAAAACACAGTTGATTAGGCGTTTCTATTCGTATAGTTTCGCCTTACAGCCAGAAGAGGCTTATCCAACAGGACAAGTGAACATGAGTAACGTAAAAGAGCAAATACTTCACCTAAGTCTCACGTCATGCCCAGATTTTTCTAGACAAATCCGAGTATACGCAGTAAACCACAATATTCTTCGTGTCGGTGAGGGAATTGCTGAATCTCTTTTTACTCTTAAATACTAAAGATGAATATGCAAACTGGTTTTGGTGATGCTGGTGACAGAATGGCAGAGCAATACATCGAAACAATGACTAACATTCTTCTTCCAGTTATGGAAAAAGGCATAACACTTGCATGTGAATATTCCAAGGCTTGTGGACGAGACACTCTCCTTCCAGAAGACGTGGAATATGCAACAAAATATTGCGCAATGTATAAAGTCGGTGAAGATATTGGTTCTATTTATCCGGATATCTATGAACAGGTTGATAACGAAGACGAAGAGGAGGATGAGGAGATGCCCACCGTCGACTCCGAAGACTGCCCTCCATTTGAAAGATATTCAGGAAACAACCCCATTTATTTACAGATAAATGAAGCCTACGATCGTTGGAACTCGTGGGAACCCCAAAATCCGACAGAACAGATGTTAAAAAATGCCATTAATAGTAATGAGCACATGGGAGCCTGAAGGTTGGAATTTCAATGATTCGGATATGAAGTTACACGTGTTTGGTAAAGATAACGATTCAGAGAGCAGCTCTAGTGGAGATATATCAGGAGACGATCAACTCTTCGCGAATTCAAAAAGTCTAAAAAAAACCAAGTATAAAAAAATTGAAAAGGAGGAACTATTACCAGAATGAATAATTTTCCTAACCTATAGTATATTACTCACAATGAAGGCGGCTATGCAAACTGTCACCCTTGTTACCCAGGAACTAGAGACCCAGTCCCTCAACGCGATCGTCGCTGGTTTCTCCTTCGCGGCGGCGATGTCCTGGATGGATGTTGTTCGTTTCATCATCAATCAGGTCATTAAGGTGCCCAAGAACGGTGGTGCCCAGTACGCGCTCACTGCCGTGCTCACCACTCTCCTCTCTATCGCGGTCTACATGATGATCTCCACCGTGTCTACTCGCGTCTCCAAGCCTGCTCAGCCTGTCTACGCCATTACCCGCTAAGTGGGTGGTGGAACAGGTGGACTTCCTTTCATCAGAAACATCAATACAATACCAAAGAAGGCAATGATACCTATATAGATATACACTTCTTGATTGTAAAGAATCTCACTTCCCAGGTTCTTTACTTTCTCATCCCTCGTTTTTTCCTTCTTCTTCGCAAATTTATCTAATGGAACCTTTGTTAAACCCTCTAGTTTATCTGTAGAACACTTAACTTCGAATTTTAATACATGATCTTCGTTATTGAATCTATACCTAGTTAATGTACCACTATCAAAATATAAGAATTCTAAACCCAAATCACTTATGATCTTCTGTGACCCTGAATGAAAACGGTGCACAAAAGGGTCATCTGATCCATTGAATGTTATATTAGTTGTACCATCAAGAAGAATGTGACCGGTATAGTGAGGCGTACCCACATAGACAGATTGATTGAGTTCGTCAGAGCCTGATGAAAGTTTAAGAATTAAAGAATTTGGTGCAGGTGTTTGGGGTGTTG